CATTACTTGCTCACTGCCCTGCCTGTGTCGGTGGCGTCGCTGTCGCATCCTTGCCCGGGTAGGTCTCAGGCTCGCCGTCGTTCTCCAAAGACACGCTGTAAGTAGCATCGTCCTGCGCCGGGCTTGTCTCCTCCAATGAGGCGATAACAAAGTTACCCTTTACATAAGGTGCCTCGTCACCACCTCGCTTGAATGCCTCAACCTCCACACTTGCGCCCTTGCCCCAAAGTGGTGCAATCTGCTCGTGTCCGTTCTCGGTCTCGCCATAGAAGCGCAAACCCTCGGCACTGATAGAGATTGACAAACCAGTCACTCCCTTGCCCTTCCAAAGTCCGCTGCTCTTGGCGGCACTCGCTTCAGGCTTGACGGCACGGTCTTTTGTCTCGCTGTTGAAAGTGAGGGTGTGGCTTGTACAATGTCCCACCGCCTTGCCTCCAACCTTAAGCAAAAGGTCACTACCATTGATATATCCAGTATCTTCCATAACTATAAAAAATAAATGGTTCTAAATTACTTAAATTCTGACTTGATAAACAAGCTGCTGCACAAAGGCATCATCCTCGTAGCCCTCTTCACTGTCGGCAAGCGTACAACTGCGCATCTTCACGCCGTCACGTTCTCCGCTTGCGTAGTCGAGTGCCTGGCGCACCGCCTCGGCAAGCTCCACGCCATCGGCATACTTCGCCGTATAGCAAACCACCTCCATAGTCACGGTGTCGGCTCCCGGCGTTCCCTGCTTAGTGGGATTGTGTGCCAATGCCGCACGGCGATATAATATATAAGGTAGTTGGGCGTTGTCTATCACGATGGGGAAAACCTTGTTTGTTCTCCGCTTCACTTCCTCGTTAGATAGAAGAATATCGCGAATAATGCTGCCCGCACTTAATGATGTCTTTTTCTGTGCCATAGCTATATGTTATAAAAGTCCCTGCTTTCTTGCCGCCTTTTCCACGTTGTTCTGCAAGTTGTTGAAAAGGTTGGTTTCCACGCTGTCGGCGGTCTGCTGCTCTGTCTTGGCGAGAAAAGCGTAACGCTTCATCTTGCCGCGGCTCCCACCGCCTCGTAGATATTGCCTTATTTTCTTGCCCGTGAACCTGCTTTTACCGAAAAACGATGAAATACGCCGTCCTACATGTCTTTGGCGTGTTCCGTCCTCTGCCCACATCAAAACAGGCTTTTCCATGTTCTGACGGTTAAGGTGGATGCCCTTGCGCCTACCATGTGGCTTAACGCTTACCATGAAGCCCAGGCCGTAGCGATCGGGGTAGGTACGCACATAGATGCCGCTCGAAAGACTGCGCTTTGTGCCACTGCCAATGCCGCTTTGTCCCAGATTGGAGACTGCTGCCTTTTTCAGGCGGTTGCCCTCCCTGCGCATGGCACTTCGCATAGCCTTGCGTTGGTCTTTCATGTCGAGTGCCTTGTAAACATCGGCAAACGGCTTGTTGATGTCGGTAACGGTTTCTTTCATCGTTCTGGCTGCATATACATTAAGAAAACAGTATTATTCGTTTACTCGTTCACAAACTAAAGTGTTCATACCTCTATCAATGTTAGGGATGATGGCAACAACCGTATAAAGGTAGCCACCTAACTGCTGCACTCTCCAGTTTTCTTTTACCGGGTGTGCGTCCCTCACATTAAATTCGGCTCGATAGTCGGGGAAATGTTCGCCCACTTCCTCGCTACGGTTTCCGCTCTGCTTCTTCCTCTCTGCCCATACGGTACGTATAGGCTCGTAGGTTGTCGCTTCCTCGCCGTAGTCGTTTGTTGTCGCCGTAGGCTTCAACAACTGCAAACGATATTTCATTTCTCCTGCTCTCATTCCGCTAATTTCCGATAGGGTTTAATTAAGGCTTGTAGCGAATCAGGCACGGCGTGCATCTGCACGTTACTCACACTTTCACGCTGATTGTACCAATGTGCGCCCAACATCATTATAGCGTGTTTTATGGGGGTAGGTACATCATGCCCATTACCCATCTGCGCCAATTCCTCTTGGGTTCTATTGGTCGCCGTGATAACTGCGCTTTCTGCGGTATCTAATAGATGCTGCAAATACTCGTCATCATCGGCGAAATCATCAGCCCTTACGTGCTTTTTGAAAAGTGCCAAACTCACTACTGCCATAACGTTATAACTTTATAAATTGTGATTACTTACTTAACCCTTGGCGCTTGCTGCCGCTGCCGGATCCTTAGACAACATGGCAAACGCCTCCTCACGCAATGTGGTAATAGCGTAGTCGGCATTGAGCACGAAGTCGATAGAGTTCTTACGCGCGAGTGTATAAGGAACGATGATGATTGACATTTCACCAAACAAGCCCTGTGGGGCATACTTGAATGAGCCGAACAATACCGAACCCTCAGCCACGTATGAGCTACAGAATACCGGTACACCCGAAATCTTGCCGTTCTCGTCAACGATAGCCTGGTTTGCACCGCTCCACTTTGGCGTACCCTCCAAAAGTGCCTTTGTGGTCTCTGTCATTACGTAGCAAAGTCCCTCCGGCATGATGTTGGCACCCAAAACAATGCCCTTGAGTGCAAGAAGCTCGGCGAGGGTAGGTGCTTCACCATTATAAGTCTTCTTGTTAGCTGCCTTGAGGTTGACGAATGGGCCTACAAGATTTGTAGCCCCTGCCACCTTTTCGGTGCTGAACATGATTTTGTTCATAAGGGCGGCCGCCGCAACTGGCATATACTGGGTACATACAAGCTGCAAAAGGTCGTCGGTCTCGTTGAGTGCTTCACGTGTGATAGGCACGGCTACACCAATACGCTCAGGCTTTGCGATAAGTTTTGTAACGTTAATCTTGGTATCACCCAGTTTTACGCCCTCATCATTGATGGTTGCCTCGAAAGTCTCGATTACAGGCCACTGATAGTTGCCTTTCAGTCCGGTGAGCAATGGCGAACCGATTGCTGAAAGAATGGTCTTTGCGTACAATGGTTCTACGATGTCGCCCATGGTGATCGGTGACGGATTGGTAGAACTGCCCGGGTTGAGATAACCCGAAGTGTTGCCGCCAAAGTCAGAAGCCACGGCACGGCTGATCTTCAACTCAAAACGCTTGCCGTTCTTGATGCACTCGCGCATCTGCTTGTTAGCCTCCTCGATGTCCTCACGGCGCATAACCTCGATAGTAGGGGTAGCCGCCTTGATCTTCATTTCGAGGATGTCCATTTCACGGTAAAGGGCTTTACGCTCTCCCTTTTCCGCATCGGTGAAGTCTTCGCGCTCCTTGTCGTTCTCCAGGCCCTGCGCAATTTCTGCGAGGCGGTTTTTGATTACGTCCATGCGCTCGTAGGCTTCACGAAAATTAAACTTTTCCTTTTTCATCTGTCAATGATTAAAATTAGTAACTAAAAAACATATATATATATATATATAGAAGCCGCCTCTACAGATTGCGGCCAACACTTGCTATA